GATTATATAAAAATGAAGATGTAAACCTTACTGAATTATATGAAACAGTCGAATATCAAGATATAGTTATTAGAAGTTTTTGGCATAATCAGGAAATACTGCAAAGATTATGGTATATTAAAAATAAAATAAAATTATATAATGAGAATATATATGATGAAGATAATCATAGAGGTAATCTTGCTTATGAGTGTGAAGATAAGTTAGCTATTAAAATCAGTAAGTTATATCATGCTATTGAAAATTGGTTAATATATAACATATTTGATGATGATGTTTATAACTGTCCGAGTTGTGATGAGGTAAGAGATGAAAATGATTATGATAGTGATTATGATTGTTGCTCACTATGTGCTGATAGTCGTAGAGAAGAGGAAGATGATTATTATGAAGATGAGGAGTGTGGTTATGAGCATGAAAGGTATTGTAAAAACTATACATACCCTGTACATGATGAGATTGGTGTACAATGTAGGGAAGATGAGACAGTTGATAAGGATTTATATTCTAGTAAATCTTTATTGTATGGTGTAGAATTGGAAGTTATGGCTAGAAATAGTATGCCTTATGACTTTCCAGAAACTTTACATGAGCATAATAATTGGTTTCTATGTAAGAGAGACGGCTCACTTGATGAGGGTAATGGTGGGTTTGAGATATGTACTGCTCCGAGTACATTCAAATTTTTAAAAGATAGGTTTAGTCAAATGTTTAATAGTGATTATTGGACTGATGATAATGGGAGTACCTATGTTAAAGGGTGGAATACTACTTGTGCTGGATTGCATATACATATTAATAAAAAAGCACTAACACCACTAGAGATTGGAAAGTTGTTAGTATTTATTAATGATAAGAAAAATGCTAGGTTTATTGAAGATATTGCAGGTCGCACTATGGGTAGGTGGTGTAAATCAGAAACAAAAAAGATATCTGACGGACAGTATCAAAGTGATGATAGGTATGAGTCAGTAAATACAGTACCTAGAAACACAGTCGAGTTAAGAATATTTAAGAGTAATGTATCAGAGCATGGCTTTATGAGGGCATTGGAGTTTACTGACGGACTGATACAATACTTAAAACAATCTTCTATAAGAGAGCAAAGTTTAAATTATAAATCTTTTCTATCTTATATTAGGAAACCAGAAAACAGAAGTGAGTATCCTAATTTCTGGAGTTGGTTAATTACTAATGGATATGTACTCGGTACACCAAGTAGAAATGTATCAAGACAATTCGATAATGTAAGTAATGGCTGACAAACTTTTAACTTTAAATAATAATAATAACAATGAAAGGAAAGTAAACTATGTGTTTAATAATAAAAGCAAACAACCCTAAAGAACTCGATTTGAATTTAATGGAGTGTGCTTATCAAAATAATTCAGACGGGTTTGGGGTTATGTTTTACAATAGAGGTAAGGTACATACCCATAAGATAGTACCAAAAGACTTCCAAGATATACATAAAATGTGGAAGGACTATAAAGATTTGAATACTCAAGTTGGTATTCATTTCAGATTTACAACAGCAGGTAGTACTTGTCGAGATTTATCTCACCCATTTCAAGTCTTGCGTAAAGGTGAGAATGGTGCTGATAGAGATTTATGGGTAATGCATAATGGGGCAAAGCTACCAACACCAATGATTGATAAGAATAAGTCGGACACCCACCAATTTATTAAGTGGGTGGTAAGACCTCAATTACTTAACAATCCTAACTTACTTTACAATGCAGAGTGGACTGAATCACTTGAGGATTTGATTGGCTCGGACAAGTTATTGTTTCTTGATAGTAAGACCCAAGAGTTTACTATCATTAATCAAGGCGAGGGTAAAGATGTTAAGAATGTAGGTTGGGTATCCAATACTTATTCTATCAGTCGTGGTGTTGGTTATGACTATGACATTGACTTAGGTAAAAAAGTTGTTAAGAAAAAATCTGGTTGGTTATCTGACTATGATATGTATGGTAATTATAATGATAAATATTACAATACAAGTTGGGATAGTAGCCTTGCTTATGATGATAACTTAGATACTGAATATGCTAATGGACAACCATTATCTGATGAGATGTTATGTGATTTAACAGTTGATGAAATGATTGAGGTTGCTGAAAGTAATCCTGTTGGTATGGGAATCTTTGTTCACGACTTATATAACTATGGAAACAACAAAAAATAAGAAAGGAAAACACAATGAAATCAAAGACTTATAAGAAACAAAAAAAACTTATTGACATCTATGATGAGTCTGCTATACTAGATGAAAATGTAGATGAGTTTTTATTTGGACAAGATGATGACACTATTGTTGGTGGAGTCAATAAAGTTGAAGATGAAACTTACGATTAATAAATAACAAAGGAGTATAAAATGAGTGGAGTAAAAAATTGGTTAATGGAAATGCAAGAGTATTCTCATTACTTAATAGACACAATGCAAGTAGATGAAGCAAGAAAAAATTTTGTAAATAAATATGGTGAGTCTCAAGAGCATGTGTTTAATGATGAGTATTCTTTTATGATAGGTGAGGGTTATATATAATGGATACAAGTGTTGAAAATATTATAGGACTTATTATATTTATATATAACATTTTAAATGGAGGATATGGGGCAGTATGAATAAATATACAGTAGTCTGGTTCATGCTTGGATTAGTATGGGCTTGGGGTTTGATTGCAATAGTTGGAGTGATGTTAGATTACAATAAAGAAGTTGCTGACATTTACACAATAGAAAAACAAATACCTAATGCAATTAATACAGTTGAAACAATACCAGTAGAGGTGTATAAACTAGAAAGGGCAGATGATGAGTTGTGAACACCACCAAGAATATCTAGAAAACAAATTAGATATGTGGCGAGATGAAATTTATACTGAGTATGAAAAGTATTTCTCACCAGAAGAAATAGAAATTCTTAAAAGAATAATCTATAACGAGGTAGACATAGAAATCTACAAAGAAAAACTAATTGATTTCTTTAATGAGAATGCTTGTCCGTCAGACGATTTGATAAACATAAAAGATTACAATCATTGTACTGACGGCGATTTACTAGAGAGATTACTAACAGATTTAGGGGCTTAGTATGATAGTCTTTGAACACAACAGGAGGAAAAAAATGGGAGCAGATAAAGCAATAGCAAGGTTAAGATATATTCTTACCGAGTTTAAAGGTCAAAATAATATACCTTATTACAGAATAGAAGATGTCATTAGAGATTTTGATAGAGAGGAAAGCAAAATGCTTGATGCTTTGTATAAAGAAAATGGGAATATATCTTGACTTTTATAAACAATAATGTTATAATGGAGGACTTATGACTAAAAAAGGATTTACAAAATTTGATATTGATTTATCGTATGGACAAATACGAGAGGATAAAGTCAAAGAAATGTTTGAAGATAAAACCATTGAGGTTAAAAGTGAAAGGTCTTGGTGGAGAAAAACTGGAAACATAGCAGTAGAGTATGAGTACAGAGGTAAGCCGAGTGGTATCTATAAAACTGAAAGTGATTATTGGTTTCATAGATTAGAATTAAAAGAGGGTGAGTTTTGTACATTAGTATTTCCTACAAAAGTATTGAAAGGTATTGTAGATAAGTACAAAGATAAACTGACTAAGAATGTTGGTGATAGTAATGCGTCTAAGTGTGTACTAATACCAATTAAAAAAATATTCAACGAAGATTTTTATTCAATGAGTGAGTAATGAAAGAGGACATTGTATTAACTATAATAGCTATTCTTTATATAGTTGTTAGTATATATTTAGGAAACTTAAATGGACTCTTATAAATTATTATTTGGAAAAGACTTTGAAGATTTTGTTAGTGAGTATATATCAAGTTCATTAAAAGAAAAAGATATTGTTGTGCAAAGAAGAACAGTAAAAAAATTATTAAGAGAAGCCCAAACATATTGGACTTTAATAAAGAGAGGAGAAAGACTACATGACTACGATAACAAAGGAAGCTAGAGATTTATTTCATGTTTTAATTAGAGGTGATTTAAATGAAGAGAGTATTGTTTGGTATATACAAACAGTATGGGATTGTTTACCTCAAGTAAAAGTCAAGGATATTCAATACCTTAACTACCTTAAAGAACAAAACAAGAACATCAAAGAGCGTAATCATTTACGAATTGTGGATAACAATAAAAAAGTTCTTGACAATGAAGATGAATCGTGATATAATCTATATAGATTTTTAAAGAGTTATTATTTTAATTATAATAAAAACAATAATAACATTTTAAAATATTTTTAAATAGGATTTTTATATCCTGTTTTTAAATAACCGCATTATGTTGTTGACAAATAAAAAGTTATATGGTATAATGCAAACATTAAATTAACATTAACAAATAACATTAGGAGAAAACATTATGGCTACAGTTCAAGGAAAAGCATATTGGGCATCTATCACTAGACCCAACACAACTTTCGACCCTGTTTATCAGATTGACTTAGCAGTTGATGAAGATGTTGCTAAAGACTTTAGTAGCAAAGGCATTACTGTTAAAGAAGATGAGCGAGGTAAGATTGTTAAATTCAAACGAAGAGTTAATCGTGCAGACGGTACGAGTAACCCTGCTCCAAAGCTAGTAGACTCTGCTAAGAATGCGATTGATGTTCTTGTAGGTAACGGTTCACAAGTGAAAGTTATGTACAAAGAATACGATTGGAATTATGCAGGTAAAGCTGGTGTAGGTTTAGACTTACAAGCAGTTCAAGTTATCGACTTAATCCCTTACGGTGAAGAGTTCGATAAAGTTGATGGCTTTGTTGCAACAGATTCCGTTGATGAATTTTAATTAAGTTAAAATGATTGGGGCGACACAATGGATAACAACAACTTTGTTAAGTATCACATAGCTTGTGATAAGTGTGGGAGTAGTGATGCAAGGAGTGTTAATAAAAACGGTAGTTCTTACTGTTTCTCTTGCAACACTTACTTCCCACCAGAACAAACAAATATAAATGAGGGCGACACAATGGGCATACAAGCAGTTCAAACAAAACCAATAATAATAGAAAACAACGCAGGTACTTTTAGTGCTATCGGCGATAGATGTATCAACGAAGACACAGTTAAAAAGTATGGGGTCAAAGTTATCAGCGACGCAAGTGGCACGATAGACAGACACATCTACCCATACTATGACTCGACTGGTTCTCTTCTAGCTACCAAGACTAGGTATGTGAAGAATAAACAATTCTCGATAAAGGGTTCAACCTCTGACTCTGGATTGTTCGGTCAGCAGTTATACAATGGTGGTAAATATGTTACCATAACAGAGGGTGAGATTGATGCGTTGTCGGTCTATCAATTACTTGGTTCAAAGTATGCAGTAGTAAGCATTAAAAATGGTGTAGCTTCCGCCCTCAAAGATATAAAGAAAAGCTATGATTGGTTAGACCAGTTCGATAACATTGTTATTAACTTTGATAATGATGATGTCGGTAGAGAAGCAAGTAAGAAAGTTGCTGAGTTGTTCGCCCCCTCAAAAGTTAAGATATTAAAACTACCAGAGGGATACAAAGATGCTAACGATTTACTCAAAGCAAACAAGTATCAAGAGTATATTAAGTCTTGGTGGAATGCACCTACTTATGCACCAGATGGTATCATTAAAGGTGAGTCATTACTAGAAGAAGTTCTTGCTCCAGTCGTAAGGTCAACAGTTAATTATGGTTGGCAAGGACTAGACGAGATGACTTATGGTATTCGTAGTGGTGAGTTAGTTACATTCACTGCAGGTACAGGACTTGGTAAAACTTCTATCATAAAAGAATTAGTATACAATCTATTCAAGAATACAGAAGAAAAGATTGGTATGATTATGCTTGAGGAAAGTCCTAAGATTACCGCACTAGATATCATGAGTGTCGAAGCTAATTTACCTTTGCGTAGACCAGACATTCATATGAGTGATGATGATAAAAGAAGATACTTTGACTCTACTGTTGGTACTGGTAGGTTTTATTTCTATAAACACTTTGGTTCTAATTCAGTAGATAACATTGTATCTAGAGTTAGGTACATGGCTAAAGCATTAGATTGTAGATACATTGTACTTGACCATGTTAGTATGGTCGTATCATCTCAAGAGTATGGAGATGAAAGAAAAGCACTTGATGAGATTATGACAAAGCTAAGAACACTTGTTGAAGAAACAGATATAGCTTTGATACTTATCTCTCACTTGCGTAGACCAGACGGTAAAGGACACGAAGAGGGAGCAGCGACTTCACTATCACAACTAAGAGGTTCAGCTTCTATTGGTCAGTTATCTGATATGGTTATTGGTCTTGAAAGAGATGCACAGAATGATAGTCCTACTCTAAGGAATACAACTTGCGTAAGAGTATTAAAGAATAGATTCATAGGTATGACTGGTCCAGCTACATATCTATACTATGATAAAGAAACTGGTAGACTACATGAGACCGAGAAGCCAACTGGCGAAGAGTTTGAAGATGAAACATTATAACAAGGGCGAGATTGATGCGAGTATTTTTAGATGTTGAAACAACTGTTATTACAGATATACTACCAGATAGAATTTTTCTTATTGTATGTAAAGACGACAAACAAATCACATACTTTAAGGAAGATGAGCTTGATAAGTTTGGTGCTTATATTGATAGGTATGATGAGTTCGTTGGGCATAACATTATAGGATTTGATGCACCAGTTATTAAAAAGATTATCGGTATTGACCTACATGATAAAGGTAAAGTCATTGATACTTTAGTTTTATCAAGATTGTTTAATCCTTCTAGAGAGGGTGGACATTCTTTAAAATCTTTCGGAGAGAGATTAAAGTTTGGAAAGTTAGACTTTAAAAATTTCTCTGAATACTCTGATGAGATGCTTGAGTATTGTATCAGAGATGTAGAGCTTACGGAAAGAGTTCTTGGTTACTTGATTAAACATAATCCAGACTTTTCTCGTGAGGCGATTAGACTAGAGCATGATATAGCTAGGATAATCACACGACAAGAGAACAATGGTTTTCTTTTTGATGTAGTTAAGGCAGACCTTTTGTTAGGTAAGTTAAGAGAGAAGATAAATGAAATTGAACAAAAGGTTAGAAAAAGATTTATACCTCTGCCTACTTTCGTTAAGATAGTAAAACCTCGTTATCGTAAAGACGGTTCTCTAAGTACGGTTGGACTAACTAGTCTGGGAGAGGGGTGGGTCAATGTTGTGGGAGATATTTCTCTCATAGAAATGAAAGAGTTTAATCTAGGTAGTCGTCAACAGATTGCAAGATGGCTAAGACATTTTGGTTGGAAGCCGAGTAAATTTACTGAACACGGACAACCAATAGTAGATGAGAAAGTTCTACAAGGTATTAAAGATATACCAGAAGCAGAACTTATTAAAGAATTTCTTCTACTGCAGAAACGAATTGCTCAAGTTGAATCTTGGGTAGAAGCAGTAGCAAGAGATGGGAGAGTACACGGAAGAGTGATAACCAATGGTGCTATCACTGGTAGAATGAGCCATCAGTCGCCCAACATGGCTCAAGTTCCTGCAGTGTATTCTCCCTACGGTAAAGAATGCAGAGAACTTTGGGTAGTACCAGAAGGCTACAAATTAGTGGGTGTAGATGCTTCTGGTCTTGAGTTAAGAATATTGTCCCACTACATGAACGATAAGGAATATATAGATGCTATCATTAATGGAGATATACACACAACAAATCAAAATCTTGCAGGTCTTAGCACAAGAGACCAGGCAAAAACTTTCATCTATGCCTTCATATATGGGGCAGGTGACGAAAAGCTCGGAACTATCTGCGGAGGGTCTAGAAATTATGGCAAAGAGATTAAAAACAGATTTCTCAGCCGTACTCCAGCCCTTGCAAACTTTAGAAAGCGAGTGGACAAAGCTACTGGAAAAGGTTGGCTCAGAGGAATCGACGGAAGAAAACTCAGAATCCGAAACCGACACTCCGCCCTCAACACCTTAATACAAGGTGGTGGTGCGATAGTTATGAAGAAAGCTTTGATTCTTTTAGAAGAACAAGTTAGTAAACATAAACTAAAAGCAAGACCAGTCGCTAATGTACACGACGAGTTTCAATATGAAGTATTAGAAACTCATGCAGAAGACTTTGGTAGTCTTGCAGTTGATTCTATTATCAATGCAGGTAAAGAACTAGGAATTAGATGTCCTTTAAATGGAGAATATAAATATGGAAACAACTGGCAAGAAACACACTAAAAAACTAGACACTTTAATTGATGATATGAATGGTATACTATCTGGTATATCAAGTGGTAAAGCACCAGAAGTTAAAGAAGAACAGATAGATAAGTTCTTAAACAATACTAAACTTGCTTTATTAGATTGGTTACAACCAAGAAAAAGTTCTGGTAAAGGTTTACGAATGTCTGTAATTGGTAGACCTGCTCGTCAACTTTGGTATGACAATCACACCGAAAGAAAGCAAGAGATACATGACCCTTCAACACAATTAAAGTTTTTATATGGTCATGTACTAGAACATTTACTATTGTTTCTTGTTGAAGTATCTGGACATACGGTTACTGCTCAACAAAAGAAAGTAAAAGTAGAAGATGTCAATGGTCATATGGATTGTAAGATTGATGGTGAAGTAGTTGATGTTAAGTCTGCTTCTGCTATGTCATTTAAAAAGTTTAAGAATGGAACTCTTTATGAAGATGACCCATTCGGATACATTGCACAGTTGGCAGGGTACGAACATAACGAAGGTACTACTAACGGCGGACTACTTGCAGTAAACAAATCGTCTGGAGAGATTGCATTGTTTAGACCAGATGAATTAATGAAGCCCAATGCAAAAGACTTAATCAATAACTTAAAGGAGAAACTAACAAAGAATGAACCGCCTGAAAAATGTTATCAGCCGATACCTCATGACAAAACTGGCAACCTTAAACTTCCTGTTGGGTGCGTCTACTGTTCTCACAAGTTTATTTGTCATGCTGATTCTAATGATGGCAATGGACTCAGAGTGTTCAAGTATGCAAATTCCAATGTATTTATGACTAAGGTAGTCAATCAACCAAAGGTAGAAGAGATAACATCACAGTATGAATAGAAAAAAAATAAAAGTATTAAGACGCAGAGCCAAAGAGTTTTTAGTTTTGTGGTTGAAGTCTTTACTTCCAGAAGAAGAACAAAAGAAAGTTAATATAAATAATATATTAAGTCTAATGCCACAACAAACTCATTACATACATAACTTTCAAATACACTTAAGTGCTTGGTCTTTTAAATGGGTAATGAAAAGATTAAAACGAAATCCACATTGGGCATTTGAAGACTTACAACAAAGTGCTGTGCCTAGTGCCAGACAATTAAGAAGAGAGAAGATGATAGATGAAGGTCCGATATCGCTCTAAGTTCGAAGAGAACATTGTTAACGAGATTAAAAAGAAAAAGATAAAGTATAAGTATGAAGAGTATGAGATTGATTATACTCAACCTACTATTGATAGAACTTATTTACCAGACTTATACTTTCCTAAGACAAACATATTCGTTGAGTTAAAAGGAAGATTAACTATCGAAGATAGAAAGAAACATTTATGGATACAAGACCAAACAGATTTTGATATTCGTTTTTGTTTTATGAATGCAAACAATAAAATAAGAAAGGGTTCTAAAACTAAGTATAGTGATTGGTGTGAAGCTAATAATTTTATTTGGTGTGATAAGAATATACCTTTAGATTGGATGAAACAATGAAGATAACTAAAGAAAAAGCTTACATAATACTAACACCTAACACACCCAGAGAAGGCGATGTAGGATTAGAAATGATAAACTATACTGAAGACCCGTCAGTTGATACTATATCATATGGTATTCGTTGGTTGGTAAGCAATAACCCAGAGCTTTTATATTATATAGGAGCTAGAGAAATGGAAATGGAATTAATAAATAATTTAGCGAAAGGAAAAACAAAAGATGAAGACCCAAGCTTACATTGATAAAGCAAAAGATATTGTCTCTACTGATAGAGAAAAAACACACGGTAACAAAAAAATAAACCACGATAATATTGCAAAGATGTGGTCAGCTTATCTTGACTTTGACATTAGCGGTCGTGATGTCGCATTGATGATGGTATTATTAAAGGTTGCTAGAACTAAAGCAGGTTCACATAACACAGATGATTATGTTGACATGGTAGGCTATAGTTCTATTGCAGGTGAATTAGCGGAAGGAGAAACAAATGACTAATAACAACTATCTACCAACGACCTATCAACAATTTATACATGCATCTAGGTATGCAAGGTTTGTTGAATCAGAAAAACGAAGAGAAACTTGGGATGAAACTGTATCAAGATACTTTGATTTTATGCAGGAGCATTTAAAAAATAATAATAAATATACTTTACCAAAAGAGTTAAGACATGAATTAGAAAACGCAGTCCTTAGTTTAAGTATTATGCCTTCGATGAGAGCACTTATGACAGCAGGTAATGCTTTAGTTAAAGACCACACTGCTGGTTATAATTGTAGTTATATGCCTATCAATGATGTAAGAAGTTTTGATGAGATAATGTATATACTTATGTGTGGTACTGGTGTTGGTTTTTCTGTTGAAAGAGATTATGTAGAACAACTACCTACTATTGCTGAAGAGTTTGAGGATAGTGATACTGTTGTTGTAGTACAAGATAGTAGAACTGGTTGGGCAAAATCTTTAAGAGAACTACTTGGTATGTTATATGGTGGTCAAGTTCCAAAGATAGATGTAACAAGAGTAAGACCTGCAGGTGCTAGACTTAAAACATTTGGTGGTCGTGCAAGTGGTCCACAGCCTCTTGTAGATTTGTTTGACTTTGCAATCACCACATTTAAAAACGCTTCTGGTAGAAAGCTTGACGCTCTTGAGTGTCATGATTTAGTTTGTAAGATTGGAGAAGTTGTTGTTGTAGGTGGTGTTCGTAGGTCAGCTTTGATATCACTCAGTAACATACAAGATGATAGACTTCGTAATGCTAAAAGTGGTTCTTGGTGGTTAGATAATGGACAAAGAGCATTAGCTAATAACTCTGCTTGTTATGCAAGACGACCAGACATGGCTTTATTTATGTCTGAATGGAAAGCTTTGTATGATAGTAAGTCTGGTGAAAGAGGTATCTTTAACAGACAAGCGGCGATTAACAAAGCTAAAGAGAATGGAAGACGAGATAGTGAACATGAGTTTGGAACTAATCCTTGTTCAGAAATTATATTAAGACCATATCAATTCTGTAATCTTACAGAAGTTGTTGTTCGTAGTCCCGATACTAATAAGATGCTAAAAGAAAAAGTTAGATTAGCCACAATACTTGGTACATTTCAATCTACTCTTACTGACTTTAAATACATCCGTAAGATATGGAAACAGAACACAGAAGATGAAAGACTACTTGGTGTATCTCTTACTGGTATCATGGATAGTAAACTTACTAACAATCCAGACAAAGGATTCTTAGCTGAGTTAAAACAAGTTGCTGTAGATACTAACAAAGAGTTTGCTAAACGACTAAAGATAAATCAATCTACTGCTATTACTTGTGTAAAACCTAGTGGTACAGTGAGTCAGTTAGTTGATAGTGCTTCTGGTATTCATACTAGACATAATCCTTACTATATAAGAACAGTTAGATGTGATAAGAAAGACCCATTGACTCAGCTTATGATTGACCAAGGAGTTCCTAACGAACCAGACATAACTAAACCAGATTCAGTTACTGTGTTTTCTTTTCCTACTTTATCTCCCCCAGGTTCAGTAACAAGAAATGATATGTCAGCTTTACAACAACTAGAGTTGTGGTTAAAGTATCAAAGAGAATGGTGCGAACATAAACCATCTGTTACTATTAGTGTTAGAGAAGATGAGTGGATGGAAGTAGGTGCTTGGGTATACAAATACTTTGATGAGGTTTCTGGTATTAGTTTCTTACCTTATACTGACCACATATATAAACAAGCTCCCTATCAAGACATAGAAAGAAAGGAATATCTTGAATTGAAAAAAGATATGCCTACTACTATAGACTTTGGTAAGCTTGTTGATTATGAATCAGAAGATAATACTACAGGTTCTCAAGAACTTGCATGTACTGGTGGTGTCTGTGAGTTAGTTGATGTAACTGCACCACAGGAGGATTAAGATGACAAAGAAAAAGAAAGAAGGAGTTATCGCTAGTTATAGTGTTATAGTCAACACTGATGGACAGCTGATATCAGAAGTATCAGCTCTTCCAGAAGATGAAGCAGACATTATGAGTGAAACTTTTAAAAGGAGTGAAGAAGAAAAACATTTTTATGTTGGTCTTGTAAAAGAACTTAAGTTAAAATTTAAAGAACTAGAACACTGGGTTCAGAAGTATGTTACATCTATTAACTAATGATATATTTTGTATACGGCACTTTAAAGAAACAACATAGACTAAACTGGATTTTAGAAGAGTCCGAGTTTATAGGAGAGTGTGAAACTTTACACAGTAACTTTGATATAAAAGATTTTTCTCAAGGTTGTTTTCCTATTGTATATAGGAGAGAACCTGGATATAAAATTAAAGGTGAGGCTTATAAATTAAAAGGTAATGTTGAACGGAGTGTTCATTTGTTAGAAGTAGGAGCAGGATATAAACCTGCAGAAATAAAAATAGATAAGGATGTAACTGAGAAATGTATTATGTTTGTCTATCCAAAAGAACCAACGATGGCTATCTCTGATAGTTTTATATCTACCAGAGACAACACAAAAGAGTGGTTAAATCCTTAGACTTCTTCTGCGTATCTACTTTCACAGAAAAATTCAAAACTTTTTAATTGATTAGGATAATCTAAAACATGTGGTTTTAATAAATAAATTTTATTCTCATGTATAAATTCGTGACAACTCCAATCATCTTGAAATTGTTTTAATTTATATTCTCTTTCCATTACCACATCTGTAGTATTAAACATTAACATTACTGTAATTACCCAATACATTATTTCTTAACCAGACTTCCACCAAAGTATAGACCAGTAATTGCTGCCACTAAATTAGTATCAAGTGGTGTGATTACAATACCAGGTGATGCCATTGGTATCCATTTCATTATATCTTTACCTTCTGTAAGGAATAAGAATCCAGGTTTAAACTCAAGATATCCTACTATTATTTGTACTTCTGGTGCAAATATAGGAATAAGTTTAGGTAGTACAACAATAGCGAAGATAGCAGTTAATGCTATGATTCTTCTAGTCCATTGGAATCCTACATTCTCATACTCTCTAGCTTCTTTAAAAGCTGCAGTCTGAACTTCTGCTCTTTGTAAAAGCATTTTTTGTTCAGCTTGTTTAGCTTTAATACTTTGAGACCATATACTCATAACCCCACCGAGAACAGTTGAACCCAGCATGGTTATCATTTCAAATGGGATACCCATATTATACTCCTAGTTTAGCTCTAATCTTTTTGATTAGTTCTTTTATCTTTTCTATCATTTTATCTCCTTTTTAGGGGGGTGCTAGGGTACTAGACACCTCCGATTTGTTAATCCTCGTGCATCCTAGAGCGTTTTTTTTCGTCTAAAATGCACAGAAAATGCCTCCTGCCCCAAACACGAGGTTATTTTATTTTTATTGTTTTAGCTTTCTTTTCTTCTGGAAGATTAAGTTTCATCTTAATTAAAAGAATACCATCTTTCAATTCAGCATCCTTTACTTCAAGATGTTCTGCTAAAGTCCACTTACGAGTGAAAGACCTTTTAGCTATTCCTCTGTGAAGAAAACTATTCTCTTCATCTTTACCTTCTTTTGAAGCTGACACAGTTAATGTATCTTCTTTTACTTCTACATTGACATCACTCTTACTGAATCCAGCTAGAGCCATCTCAAGTTCGTAACCATCATTACCAATCTTACGAATATTGTAAGGCGGATAACTCGGTGCTTCAAAGTCTGACAGTGAAGATAGTTGGTCGAATAAAGAATCGAATCCAACTGTTAAGTTTTTAAATGGGTCTGCGTTGAATACGAGACCTCTTCTATTTGTAGGTAGGTTCATAATTAACTCCTTTCATTAAGCAAGTTATTGTTGTTATTGTTGTCATCTAGAGTGCTACCTTTAGCCACTCCAAATATTTATCGGCTTCTGTCTAACAGACCGCCCTTTTTAAAACTAACTGCAACAGTAGGTGAAAGATTTCCCTCTTCATCTACTTGTGCTCCGAGAGTAGCATTAATATCTTGATTACCTATATTAAAATCAAAGTCTCTACTTATACCAAGTGTACCACTATCCTCACCAAAATTAACATTAGCATCTATATTATAATTACCAACATTTGTATTTAAATTACCTACTAAATCTGTTTCAGTTCCTGCAAAATTTAAACCTTGTACATTTTCAGGACTTAAAGTATTTTGTATTCCTAAAGATGCACTTGTAGGGTTACCAAAAAGTGAACCATATACACCTACATTTCCAGCTGATTTAATACCTTCATTAATAGCAGTAATTGTAGAGCCAATAGGGTTGCCAAAAAAATCTGTATTACTAGTTGTATAATTATAAGTACCATATATACTATTATTTAGTAAATTATTAGCTTTCTTAACTGCTTTTTTAGTAGTGGTACTAACAGTTCCTTGTGCTCCTTGTTGTAGATTTGGATTTGCAGCTCCTCCTCCTCCTATTGAATCACTTACATCTTGACTTACTCCAGCACCTGCTCCTGAATCTCCACTTGAACTACTCGCACCTGCGTCTTGTCCACCACCTTGATTACCACCTTGATTACCACCTTGATTACCACCTTGATTACCACTAGGTCCTAGTGCCTGTCCACCTGCACCTGCTGGGCCATATCCAGATGAGCCTTGTACCATTCCACTATCTCTTAAACTTCCACCTTTATTACCACCTTTATTACCACCTTTATTACCACCTTTATTACCTTTATTGCCTTTATTGCCACCACCAAAGCCACTACCAGCTCCTGCGTCAGCACCACCACCATATCTAAATGGTTTTCTTTCTGGAACTATAGTATCATTAAGAAATTTTTTTTCTGACATGTTCATCAAAGCTTCTGATACAGCTTCCATTCTTTTTTTAATACCACCCATTTTATTTTTATCAGCATTTTTATATTCATCATTATTTAAAAATTCTTTAGCTGCGTCTTTGTATCTACCTGCATTTATAAGTGCACGAGTAACATCACTCTGACCTATTGAACCTCTATAGTACTCACTAAAGATAGCTTGTTGTGCATCTTCAGGAAAGTTTGTAAAGTCTGGCAGTAAACGATTAACTTCTTTTAATCTTACTTGTACATCTTTTTCTAACAATTGTTCTGCATCTTTTTTATCTATCCTATCAACAGAAATATTACCAGTAGGTCCATCTACTAGTAAGTGACCATAACCTACAGAATATTTATCTTTATCTTTGTAAGGTTCAAGTCTAAGTCCTTCTGCTTGTCTAATAGTTTCTTTAAATTTTTCTATATTATCAGGTGTAATAACTTCACCACCATTACTCATAAAAGTTTTACCAAAAAATTCTGCTGTAGCAAATCTAGGATTACCTGCTCTTCCAGGACTACCATATTTTCCTAACTTAGCTACATCTACATTTCTTACTCCATAAGATTTCTTACCAGCAGTAAAAAACTCATCCATAGAACTATGATATCCTCCGTGCCTAAACTGAGAAAGTCTTGTTCTTTTAGATTTAGTAGGAGTCTCTATAGCTCCTTGCATTTCTTCTGATAAATAATCTTTATATCCACTCATGTTATCTTATTCCTGTTCCTTTTACATCAAATATTTTATTACTTTCAATAGTTTTATCTGCTCTATTCATCTCTTTATATTTTTGATAATCTAAAAATCCTAAATAATCAGGAGCAAAATCTGCGGCTATAGTTCTAAACTCTGGAGTTGGAGCTACGTCATCAAAAAATTCCATCATGTCTTGACTTAACTTTGTTTTACTATCAAATATATCAAATCCTAAATTAGGTAAAGCTGTTACTGTTTCATATCCAGGAAAAATAGCAAGAGGTCTATTACTATTATATGTTAAATAAGAATAAGTTTGATTTAATAACCAACCATTATTACCTGTCAATGCCCAACCATCTAATAAAGGGTCAACAGCACTTTCTGTATCGGTAGGATTAAAACCGTTCTTTATGTATTGTCTTACTTGATGAACGGCTGTATAAATAGGTATAACTGCTAACATTTTAAAAGCTAGTTTTGCATCTCCCTCTTCTATTCTTTGTAGTAATGAATTAGTTTGTGCTGATTTAGCTTGTGCCCAAGAACTAAACTGTCCAAGTAGTTTAATAAAAGGATTTTTACTTTGTGTAAATAACATTCTGTTACCTACATTAGGTATAATAGCATCTCTATTCATTACAGTTTGACCAGTTCTTTGTAAGTAACGAACACCTAGTTTATCTTGCATAGCTTCTTTATAACTTTTAAAAGAACCATGTTTAATTACTTCATCAAAGTTAGTAGGCACTCCACCTTTTATATCTAATAAGTTATAAGATTGTGCTCTTTTTAATAAGTCTCTAAATTTATTACCTGCAAAAGTTCTTTCAGTAAACAACTGACCAAAACTTTTACCACTTCCTGTATACATTTTAGATAATTCTTTTGCTATATTTAAACCATCAACAGCACCTACATTAAATGCATACTTTCTTGAAAACAAAGTAACATCTTCAAGACCTACAAGTTTAAAAAACTTTTCATTACTTAGCTGTGCCCATTCTAAAGCTTGTGGAGTTACTCCTTGTTCAGGACCAAATGCTCCAGCACCAGTTCTTTGTAGTGATTTTCTTAATAGTTGGTCTTGATGAATATACATTAAGTCAGCAGGACTCATCTTATTCATATCAGGAAGACCTCTTTCTGTGAAAGGAAGTTTAGGTGTTCTGAATGAAGCGTATGTTCCTTGTACCCAACTTTTAAAACTTGTACTGTTTTGAAATGTTTGAAGTATATCACCAAGGTTTGCAAGAGAAACAGTACCCATTAGTCTCATGTTTGTTAAAGCAGATACCCAAGCAGCTACTGTATTAGCTTGTTGATTGTATACAGTTGAACCATGTCTACCAAACATAGCATTAACAGAATAAGCTAAATGTTTTAAATCATCTTGATGAGGTGAAGAAATATTTTTACCATCCATTAGCTTAGCAAAACCAGAGTTTCTATATTGGTCATCTAAATCTTTTAATAAGTAATTTAATCTTTCTCCTTTTGCACCAAATATTCTAGCAAACTCTATTGACTTATATGATTTATTAACGGTATCATTTAATACAGAAGACACATCATTTACAAAGTATTTTGCAAGAGGCCCATCAACTAAATCATAATCACCTGTAATAACTCTTTTTTTAATTAAACTATCACTTAAAGGTAAATCAAAAGTCTTAACAAACTCTTTTCCTGCCATCATTTTTTTAGGGTCAAGAATTTGTTGAAAGTCATTACTCTTAATATTATTAAAAATACCTTCTGCTTTTTTCTTTGCGGCATTTAAACTAATAGCTGTTTTAGCTGTGCCATTTTCTTTGTTTCTTAGTCCTTGTTTTCTAAGAGCTTGTGCTACATCTTCTATAAATTGTTCTTTGTTTTCTGTTACAGCTTTTAAATCATAAATTCTTCTAAAATATTTTTTTACTTCAGGTGCTAATTTAAAACCTACAGATGCAGCATCATCATATAGTTCTTTAAAGAACATATCAGAACCTTTAGATATCTGTATAGCTGACCTATATAAATCTCTATTGTCTGTCTTTATATCTGATAGTTTTAAAACTCTACCGTCTTTAAAATAAATATTATCTTTAAGTTTAGCTCCATTACTTATAGCTATTGCTATTTCTTGTGCATCTTTATTTTTCACTAAATCAAAGTTACCTTTAAATACTTGACCAAATATTACTTGTTTCTTTTCATAACCCCTTAGTTCTGCTTGAGACTGAACATTGTTAAAGTTACCACCTCTAAAACTAGGAAACATTAACTTAGAAAGTTTTTCCATTACTGGTCCTCTAGCTTCTAACTTAGTTCCAAGAGTCATACCTAAAAATATTTTAGTTCTTCTCATTCCTAAGTTTAACCAGTTTCTAAACTGATAACCAAACACATCATCACTTACTTGTTTAGGAATTATTTTTCTTTGTAATCCAAATCTATAAGCAAGACCAATAGCAGCTCCACTCATTGCCCAATTCTGAACAGTTGCATCATCATCACTAGACACAGCACCCATAACACCACCAGTTAAACCAAAAAAAGCTGGATAAGTTACACTAGCTGCAACAGATTTTAATACTCTATCTGTAAAGATAGCAGCACCACCTTTTTTATAAAGTTCTTCTTGTATATCAGCTAGTATTTTACCTGAAGAATAAGTTATAGAATCCCACTCATCACTTATTTGTTGTCTTAATCTATCTGCTACTTGTCTATCTGATTGTAGTTTTATATCGGTAAGCTCTTCAAATTTTTTATCAGAGTTAAGAATTTTTTGTAGCTGTAATTTTTCTTGTCTAAGTTTAGCAGCTTGTTCACCTGGAATAATTTGTTTTATTTTTCCACCTTTACTTATAATTTTATCTAACTGAGTATTTACTTTATCTAGTTTTATTACTTCAGGAAGGGATAATTCTAATTGTTTTAACTGATTAAATCTTAATTGAGCACTGTGTAAAGATTCTCTACCTGCAGCAATAATTGGATTAGAAGCTATTTCTTTTATTGTTTTAGTAGATATACCTGCTTTAGCATTTCTTTTTACTATTTCATCTACAGACGAAGACAGTACTTCTTCTGCTACTTTATCTCCACCTTTAAAATAATTAGGTAAAAGTTTTTCTAAAGCTTTTGAACCACCAGCACCAGCTAAAGGTAAAGCTGCTCCAAATACCGTAGCTATTCCTGTTGTTGTTGCCCATGTCTTAGGGTCTATACGACCATCTTTATCTAGTAATCTAAGACCCATGTCAGCACCTGCAACAGTACCACTAAAACCTCCTACTGCCGCTGCTCTTTTTAATTGTGCCGCTGTCTTTCCTGCAGTAGTTGCAGTTTGATAAGCTTTACTTCCTACCTGTCCAGTCTTATAAACTTTACCACCCCAACCAATCCAAGGTATCCATAGAAGTGGGTCAGCCATAATAGAAGATACTTCACCACCTATAACGGCAGCATCCATATCAAAGTCTCCACCTTTTGCCCATGGATATTTTTCATACACTTCATCCATGTGTCTGTTCCAAGCATTTTCTCTACGCTCTGCAAAAGTATCACCCTCTACTCCCATACCAGTCGTTGCTTGAATTAATCTCCACGCACTACCACCTATCCAAGGTTCTTTAGAAAAACCATACTTAGCTTTTTCTGTTTCACTTGGAACATATCCAGGAGTAGAACTAGAAACTGCAGATAATGGAGTTCCTCCAAATATATCACCAGGTTGTTCTACTGAAGTTCCTCCAAATATATCACCAGGTTGTTCTACAGGTTGTTCTACTGAAGTTCCTCCAAATATATCACCTTCTGATTTTTTTGTAGATATCGGACTTCCTCCAAAAATATCAGTCATTATTGTTTTCCTATTTTAAGTATATCCTTATATTTTTTATTCCATGCTGTCCACTCAGGATTAACTTTATTTTTCTTTCCTTTATCAGGTTCTATATCTAAAATTCCATCTATTAAATTATTAAATACTTCTTTGTTATTTTCCATCCATTCAGAATAAGCTGGATTATCTTTAGCACCTCTACCTTGTCCTATTTTTGGTTTAGGAATAGAACTAATTATAGAATCTATACTTTCATTACCAGTAAATAAATCTTCTACTTGAGTTTTCATAGGCTCTCTTGCTGCTTGTTCTTTTTTATTTAACTGATATTCTTCATATAATTTAAAAGATTCAGGATTCATTTCTTTAAATTTTTGTTTTAATTCGCTATCAAAATTTTCTATTTGAATAATACTAATTTCTTTAACGTCAGTAATATTAGTTGTTGGGTCAGTATATGTGTATGTAACCATATCATCAGTTATTGTAGGAACAAAGTTGGTTGTTGCTGCTTCTTCTGGCTCTTTTAATGTTTTACCACTTACAACCATATCTACTTCTGCTTTGATAATATCATCTAATTCTTTTCTTTTTTCATTTAAATCTGTTTTTTTAAATAAAGAAGTATCTGAATTAAATGCCTTAGTAAGTTTATCATCAAGTTGATTTTTAAATACATTTAATCCAACTTCCTGTTCAATAATTGCTAAGTTTTCTTGAGTTACTATATCTCTTCCCATAATATATGGTCTTTCTTTAGAATCAAAATAAAGTTTAAAATTTTCATCTGTAAATGTAAGTAATCTAGCACTTAGTTCATTTTGTACACTGTTACTTAAATTATTTGCACTTATAAAACTATCAAAATTTTGCACAGAGTATAAGACTTCTGCATCGTTACTTGAATTAGCTAACAGATTTAATTGACCTAACATATCTTTTGTGTTAGCTGTAATAATAGGTCTAATGTCAGATAATATTTTTTGACCAAACGGAGTTAATACTGTTTTTTTAGTCTCTGAATCAACAACAAACATATTTTTTACTAGTTCTTCAGGTAAAGTATTAGCTACAATACCGTTAAGATAATCAAGCTGTAATGAATCTACAGGTTGAAAGTCCATAAATTCGTTTTTAAACTTAAGATAATCATCTTTTTTAGCTTCTTTCATTGTAGGAAATCTATCATCATCTTCATTAAATAAATAATTAGGAGGGACATTCATAAACTCAGAAAAATCTGATGCAGCTTTAGCACTTTCTAATGCACTAAACTCATAAGGATTATCATCTAATATTCCTAAATTTCTTGATTCAGTTCTAGCGTTTTGATAGCCTGTCTCAACATCATTCTGTAATTTAAATAATATGTCTTCACTAGCAGAAATTTTTCTTTCTGTTCCATCATCATCTGTTATAGTTCTTTGGTCTTTACCTCTGATTCTATTAATAAAGTCTGTCCATTCTCCTTTAACATTATTCTTAATATCTTCTTCAGCTTTCATAAACATTTCATCATTATAGTAATCTTCTAACTTAGGAACTTTTGGAGCTTGATTATAATTACCACTAACTCTATATTTTTTACCTTCTATATCAGAATTTAAACCAACAAGATTACCATCTTTATCAAAAGCTTCTATGTTTCCATAGTAACTTTCAATAACTCTTTTTTGTTTTTCGTCATCAAGTTTAGCAAACTCTACAGAACCTATTTCTGCTTTTGCTAAAGCTGTTCCAATATCTTCTTTAGTAGCATCACCACCTAAAGATTTTAGTTGAGTATCTATAGTTCTAAATGTTTCTTCTTTTTTAGCAAAGTTATCTCTTGCTATACCATATTCATTTAAAGCTTGAGCAGAATAAAAAGCTTTTTTTTCTGCTATATCTTGTCCAGCTTCTATTATTCTTTCTTTTTTGGCGTGTATAACCACAAATAAAATATTTTTTTTATTCTCTTTCTGAATAGATACTATGAAGCCTTCGTTACTTTTAATAACTTTTTTTTTTTTTTTGTTATCTTTTTT